GATGTTCGATCCTGTCGTTCCTGCGGTGTAGTTGAGCGCGGCGTTGGCCGACCCGCGCAGCGGGGTGGGGAAGTCGAGCTGAACGGGAAGCGTCATGCTCGCGGGGACGCTGAAGGTGACGAGCGTCGCGCTCGCGTCTTGGATCGTCAGCGTGGTGGCCGTGGCGCTCGTGTTCTGGAATGTGACCGATGTCACGCTCTGGCGGATGTCTGCGCCCTGCGCTGCGCGGATCGCCGTCTGCGTGGCCGTGGTCACGGTCGTCGAGACGGCGAAGTCGAGGTCGCCCGGCGCGAACTGCTTGAGGACGAGTTGACCGCTGCGCGAGAAGGTCGCGCGCACCGCGTCGCCAGCAACCACCGTCGCGGCGGGGAGCGCGGTTCGCACCACGCCTCCGACGATCAGCGGGTTGGCCGTCGATGCCGTGTCCTCGGCGACGATCGCGCCCGCGCCGATCTGGCCGATGTTCACCGACGAGTTGGCGGCGATGTTCGGAGACGATGTCGGGAAGAAGGCGGGTTGGTTCTTCAGGACGAGGTTCACCACCGCATTGCCGCTTGTGTAAGTCGAGAAGCGCACGCGGAAGAACCGACCCGCGCACGGGAAGATCCAGTGCCCAGAGGCCGTGACGCTTGTAACGGGAGTCGCCGCGTTCGCGACGATCCATCCCGCGACAGCCGACCACGAAGAGCCGTCGTTCGATACCTCGAAAGACTGCGTGCCCGCCCATGTGCCCGTCAACTGGACGACGATCGAGTTGTAGCCCGTCGTATCGACGGAGGCCACGGAGCCGACGCGGTCGAGTCTCCTGGTCACGATCTCCTGATCGCTCGGCACGACATGGCCGCGCGCGTTGACGCTCAGCCCCATGGGGTAGCCGTTGGGGTCGATTCCGCCGACGCGCGTGTATTGATCGCCGTCTTCCTCGAGATCGAGATAGATCAGCAGCTCGTCGGTCGAGTTCATCGCTCCCGTGTCGGCGGCGAGCGTCAGTTCAAAGTTCCCGCTGGTCAGGGCAATGAAGCCCGCCGATCCCGTGGCCGCGTCCGCGAAGTTGTAGATGATCGTGTTGTTTGCCGTGACATTCACGATCAGGAGAATCTGGCTGAGTTTCAGCGAGATTCGGCTGAATGTGATGGTTCCAGCGCCAGGGCCATCTGGGCTAAACGAGTACAAGCCAGGGACATCGACGCCGAGGAGTTTCTTCATAGGGCCACCGCCATCGCGATTACGAATGCTTGACTCACGCCACCGCCGCTTGCGGTCTGCCACGATGCATTCGATCCGTCAGTCGTGAGAACCTGTCCGCTGCTTCCTGCCGTCGCGGGGAGATCGAACCCGCCGCTCGGGCCTTCGATGCGCACGACCGACGCCGCCTTCGCGACGAGCTTGCCGCGCCCCGACTCGAGCGTGGCGTTCGTCGTGTCGTGGGACAGGCGGACGAAGTCGTTGGCGTTGGCCGAGCCGTTGCCGTAGAGGTAGAGCGTCGGGTGCGCGTGCGCGGTGGCGGGGATGCGGTTCGCCGCGCTGATCTGGTTGCCTTGGCAGATCGCAAGCGCGCCCGTGCTGCCCGCGCTGTTGACGAGCAGTCCGCACGCGAGGCCGTCGCGCGCGCCGCTGACATGGCTCAGGAAGTAGTTCTGCGACGAGCCGAACGCGAACCGTGTGTCGTTGTTCAGAACGACGGGAACTAGGAAGTTCAGGCTTGACGATGTGTTTAAAGTGTCGGTGCGCGTGTTGCGCGTGCCGATGCGAACGCCGAAACCCCACGATTGACCGTCGACGGTGAGCGCGTAGTAGTCCTGCGATGGCTGCGAGGGGTGCGTGCCGTTCGGGCCGATGTCAATGCGGCCGTCTGAAGCGTTCGACAGGAACTCGCCGCTCGCGAGGCTGATCCCCGCGAATTGCGGCGTGTCGGTCGTACCCAGTCCGAGCGTATTCCGCACCGTCGCCGCGTCCGCGTCGTCGAGGACGCCCCGAGCGAACGGCGTGCAGACGATCTCCTCGACATCGCCAGCGCCCGCCGTCGAGCGCCCGAGGAGGCGGTCGGTGGCCGAGACATTTTGCATCTTGGCGTAGGTCACCGCGTCGTTCGCGATGGTCGCCGCAAACGAACCCGTGCCGCTGCCCGTGACATCGCCAGTGAGGGTGATCGTCTGTGGGTCTAGGCGCGAGTCGTTCCGCGCGAGCGTGTGGCGCGCGACCATCGAGTTGACGCGAACCTTTGCGCCGAACGCCGATGTGCCAGCGCGGTCCTGAAGCATGCAGCCGAGGTACGCAATGGTCGCGTAGAACGAATCCTCAAGTGCGCCCGAGTAGCGGTACACGGGCGAGCCGTCGATGTAGAACAGCGCGCCAGACTGACCAGGGAACGCGACCACGCGGAGGAGCCTGTCCACCGAGGTGCTCACGCCCGTGTCGTGGTTCACCACGCCCGCGTTGTCGCACTGGTTCATCCCGTCAGAGATGTAGACCCCGACCCACCATGTGCCGTTCTTCGGGTAGAAACCGACCAGCGTCTCCGCTCCGATCGTCACGAGATCGGGGCAAGTGTGCAGCCTGTGGATTCCGACCATGAACTGATGCGTCGCGGTGTCGTAGTCCACGACACGGATGCTCGCCTCCACCTCGACTCCCGCGTGCTGGCCGAGTTGCCATGTCGGAGTGCCAGGAAGAGTCGCGCCGTTGTGGCGGATCGCGCAGCGGGAGCGGAAGACCCCCTGCTGCGTCGTCATCTCCGCGTAGGTCGAGAAGGCCACGGCTCCGCTGTCCGAGGTCGGCGCGAGGAAGTCGCCCACGCTCGTCCCGTCCATCAGATACTGGGTGGTGAACGCGATGCGTCCGCGCGTCTCGACCGCAGGATTCGGGTACGACCCCGACAGGTCGCCGCCCGCAGGGCCAGTCGGGGTCGACGCGTTCCGCTCAATCGTCAGCGTCCTGACGGTCGGGCTGATCGTCAGCGTGCGAACGATTGGCGTGACCGTGAGCGTGCTCACTTCGTCACCTCGGGCACGAAGATGTAACCACCGCGCACGGGCGAAATCGTCGCGCTCGCGTCGAGCGGATCGAACAGCTCGAGATCCCACACGCCGCGCATCTGCTGCGCCGTAAGCGCCGTCGACGCGGTCGCGCTGATCGTCATCACCACCGTAGCCACCGTCGCCGCCGTGGCAATCGTGAGGCCCGCGCTGGGGCTAGTCAGGCTCAACACGGTCGCCGTCGAGTCGAACGACTGTCGGAACTGCGCGCGGCCCGAGTAGCCGCTCAGGCTGCCCTCGTAGACGATGGTGAGCACCTCCCGCGCGCCCTGCTTAAGCGTCAGGTCGTACTGGACGAACGATGCGTCAGATGTGCCGTCGCAGCAACTCATGTCAACCTCCTAGCGCGAACCACAGGCACGCGAGCGCGAACAGGGCGGCGAGCGCCGCGCGCGCCACGCACCACACCACATCGGTCGGCGCGTACTCCGCGAGCGGCTCGGGCGCGACCACGACCCGTGCGCTGCGCCTCGCCATCGTCACGCTAAGACGCGTCATTGGTCTTCTCCTCGAGCAACCGCCGCAGACGGCGAATCTCTGCCGCGCCCTCCGCAAGCGCCGCCTGTGTGTCCTTCCACACGGAGTAGACGGGGAACTGACTGAGCAGCTCCATGCGGCCCGCCGCGTCCGTCTCGCGCATCATGCGCTGAGTGTACGCGGCGCTCGCGTCCATCCACCCGAACGGCTCCTGTGGCGCGGTCATGCCTTCGGCTCCTCGGGCTTGTCGCCCTTGATCGCGGCCATGATGAGCCGCTTGCCTTCCTCGAGGCCCGCGTTGTAGGAGTCTTCCTTCTCCTTGGCCGTGCGCTTGTCCTCGCTTGGGCGCTTCAGGAAGAGGCCCGTGAGGAGCGACAGACCGCCGACGAGGAACGCGCCGCCAGGAATCTGCGCCGCACCCTCGTTTGCAGCCGCGAGGCCAAGGTCGAGAAGCGCCTCGATCCGCGCGGCGCGGTCTTCCGCGTCTCCGACCGCGCTCTGGTACTGCTTGCTGCGCGACTGCACCCACGCCGTCCAGTCCTCCCACACCCGGCCAGCCTCGTCGAGCGTCAGCGGCTCGTCGACATCGACCGTCGCAAGGAGGTCGGGGGGAGCCTTCACGACGATGCGGCTGCGGAGGTCGCAGCCCTGAAGCGTGCCGAGCACGACGAACACCCCGACCGTGAGCACGGCGAGCCATGCGGCGGCGGGGTTCTCCTTGATCCAGTTCATCTTTCGCTCCGTTCAATGCGGCGCTCGATCGCGTCGAGCCGCCTTTGGATGTCTTCGAGCGCCTTCGTCTTCGCCGCGTCCTCGCGGGCAAGAAGCTCGACGGTCGCCGTTACCTTCTCCATCGCGCGGCGCGCAGCCTCCAGCTGTTCGCCGCGCTGGCCGAGCGCGAACACGACCGAACCGAATCCGAGCACCATCGTGGCGAGCTGGAACCAGTTGGCGAAGAGCGCGACCTGTTGCCGACCTCGTTCCGTCATGCGCCTTTCATCGGCGCGGTCGGCATTTCTGCGCACCGCGCCCCCTTTACTGGTGACGCATTATTCGTCGGCATCGTCCTCGCCATCGTCAGCCTCGTCCTCCTCTTCCTCCTCCTCGACCTTGGCGGAGATCCACTGCATGAGGCCGCGCACGGTCAGCGCGTTGCCGAGCGCGGTCATGTTCACGCTCGTCCTGCGCCGCCGTTGCGATGTCCACACGACGAGCACCGCGTCGGCCCCGATGGATTCGATGACCTCGCGCGCGAGCTGCGCGACCACCTCGGCCTCGATGCGGCGAGGGTCGGGGGCCGACCGCTTCGGCTTCGGCTTCGGCTCGGGCTTCTGCTCGGGCGCTTCGTCGCTCACTTCGCGGCCTCCAGAGAATAACGGACGATGTAGTTTCGGCCCTCGCATTCGATCCAGACCTTGAGCCACCACGCGCCGAGCGACTGCGGCATGAAGCCCTTTTCGACGGCCCACCCGCTGCCGTGCGAGGTGTCTTCCTTATAGCCAGGGCTTCGGATGTGAATCTGCTCGTCGCGCTTGACCGCGTCCTGAATGAGCCGCAAGCGCGCGATCGACAGATAGAACTCGGTGTGGGTGTGGCCCGACCACACGATGTCCGCGTCGGGATACGAGATCGCCATCCGGTTGGACTGGATCACGCCGCGCGTGACGGGCGCGGAGCCGCCGAAGCCGTGGTGATAGGCGATCGTCGCGGAGCCGCAGCGCACCGTGCGGTTGACGCGCGTGCAGTGGATGCGCAGGAACCCTTGGTACTTGCCGAGGTTCAGGAGCGGCGCGTGGGGCTTGAGCCGCGAATAGAGCTGCTGCGTCAGGTCGAAGTCGTTGTGCTTCGCGACCGCCGTCTCATGGTTGCCAGGGGACATGAGCAGCCACCTGTCGGCGTAGGGCCGATACCGCTCGTAGGCGACATCGACGAGGCGGTTCATGTATGGCCCGTGCTGATACTCGGGGCGAAGATGCTCGCGGTCGGCGCGCTTGTCGTACCGCCCGTTCATGCAGTCGAACAGGTCGCCGATGTCGCAGATGAGCGCGTCTCGCGCGACGGCTTCCTTCAGGTGACGCTCCTCCATCGCCTGATCCGCCGAGGTGCTGTCGTGGTGCGCGTCCGAGCGAAGGAGGAATTGCTGGCACTCGTTCGCCTTGAGGTCGATCTCGACGACCGTCACGCCCGCCGTAGCCTTGGCTCCGAGTCTCGCGTTCATGCCGTAGGCATCGGCTCATTGCGCGTCCCGATCCCGTCTGCACAAAAAGCGAACCGCCCCGCATGCACGGGGCGGCGCGCCGAAAGGGAATAGCGTCAGAAGAGCCTATCGACTGCGAGGATGGCGCGCAAGCCTCCGAACGAGAATGCGCCGAGCAAGCACCCAGCGACCGCGTCGGGCTTGAGGACGATGGCGAGGACAGCCGCCACGACGAAGACGAGGCAGAACCCACCACAGACAATCTTCAGGAACGGCTTCATAGCAGCGGCTTCTTTCCCGCGATGATCTCGTCGCGTTCGTCGAGTAACTTCTGGGCGACGGACACGGTGTCCGTCAGCGCCTTGTTCTGCTCGGCCTCCTCGACCGCATCGTCCATCACGACCGCGCAGAGGTCGAGTATGGCGCGCACCTTTCCGGCGGGGAGACGGATCGTCTCGTCATCGGGGAGACGGGCGGTCATGGCCATGAGTTCGTCCATCTCCTCGCGGAGCGTCTCGTAGGGTTCCTGCTCGGTCACGGCTGCACCTCCTGCGGCTGCGCCGCCTTGGCCTTCTCGCGCTTCTTGCGCTGGCGCTCGAGCGCCAGCCGCACCACCGCCGCGCGCGACACCTTGCGCTCTCGCGCGATGTCGGTGATGAGGTCGTGCAGCTCCTTGCCGATGTTGATCGTGTAGGTCTTCATGCGTCCACCTTCCACCGACACACGATCCCTTCGCGCCCGCTCGACCCCGTGCGCGTCTCGCCCGTGGCCGCGATAAACCCGAGCCGACGCAGATCGCTGCACCGCTTCCACGCGGACGCAAGGCCCGTGGTCAGCGCCGCCTCCTCGTCCGTCATGCCGCGCGGCCCCGCCGCCGCGTAGGCGCGCGACAGGATGCCAAGCTGTCCGCGCGGCTCAAGGCTGCGCGCCGCCGCCTTGCTTGTCGACGGGTCGCTCGAGCGGGCGTTTGCCGCAGCCGCAGCCGCGAACAGAGAACCGAGAGCCGTTGGAACAGCGGGCGCTGACATCAGCGGGTCGTGGGAGTAGCGATTCACATGAACCTCCCGGCGGCGTAGCCGAGCGAGAGGAGGATGAGGGCGACTCCCGCCCCGATGAGCGCGTAGTGGATGCGGTCGAGGCTTCGGAGGAAGCGTCGCTCCTCGTCTTCGCGGTCGCGGTTTCGTTCGACTCTGTAGGCTTGCATGGCTGTTCCTTCTTTCCGCCGTCGATCCTGACGGCCTTGGTAAATGCGAAATGTAACCGAGGCTTGCTGCCGACGCGAGCGACGGTCAGCGTGCCGATGATCTCTTCCCCGATCCTGAACTGGATGCTTTCGTCCTGCTTGAAGCTGCGGACGAAGCCGCCTGTGCCTGGGCCTGTGGTGGCCATGTGATCTCCATTTCTAGCCGGGGATTCTCCTTGTCGACCTCGAACCGCACGGGGCCGAGCGTGATGCCGCTGTCGTTCTTGACCAACCCCGCGTCCGCAAGCCCGTCGAAGTAGGACTTGCACGCGGATATCAGATTGTCCCTGTCGCGGCGGCGCGCGATCTTGTGGAATGCGGTGATGTCGATGCGGCACTCTGCAAGGAACAGATCGCCGCCGTGCGCAAGCGCGATCTCGCGCCGCGCGTAGTCGCGGTGGAAGCGCACCGCGCGGTACTTCGCGCCCCAATGGCCGCGCGAGTTTGGCGAGAGGATCGCGTCGGGCAGCGGGAGCGTGATGCGGATCACGCGTCCTCCTTCGCAATGGTCGCCAGCGCGCGCAGCATCCACATCGTCTCGGCCTCGTTGCAGAGGACGGCCTTCGTGAGCGTCTCCGACCGCGTGTCATCGAGGAACTCGACCGTTGCCGCCATGTCCTCGGGGTCGACGCGGATCGAGCTGACCCGGTCGAGGGGAATGGCGGTCGGCCACTCGTCGCTGTTGAGTCCGACGAGGAAGTTCACGGCTTCACCTCCTTGTACCAGTCCCACCATCCGCGCCGCAATAGTTCGCGGCGCAGTCCTGCGGTGGTGTACATTTCCTTCAGCCCCTCGATGATCTCCCAGCGTGCCACATCGCGTTCGGCTATGGCGTTTCCGAAATCGGCGGTGCGCTGCGCGAGTTCGCGCTCCAGTTCCTCGGCCACCTTCAGCGGCACGACAAACACGGAGCGGAGCATGTCCCCCTCGATGAAGCCCATGCGCGCCGCCTCTTTCGTCCTCGGTGTGTCGCTCATTGCTCCCCCTCCTTCGCCTTGATCCACGCCGAGATCGTCGTGGGTTTCGATGGGTATCGTGACGGCTGGGAATCCCGCTGACTGCCGAGATTCATGCGAACCGCTGTCGCAAAGCGGATCGCGTCGATGAGCAGATAGCAGTCGGCAACTGTCCTAACGACTGCCTGATGCACAATCACGGCGTTGCGGCTTGCTGAAATTTCAAAGGGACCATAGGCTTCGTGCTCAGTGCCGATCATTCCGCCAACAGCCTTGAAGCCAATCGCGATTGTCACGACCTCGCCGTCCATGATGGTTCGTCGGCTCGCGATCTGAAGGGTGTCGTCGCTCATCGCTGCCCCTCCTTCGCCCGCCGGATCGCGGCGATGGCGTCCGTTGCCGAGCTATGCTCCGCTTCCCGCACCGCATACGACGCAGACCACGCCGCTTCCCGCGACGCTTTCCGTGCAGCACCCGCCGCATTACAAGCCGCCGCATGTGTCCGCTCCTCGCACATCCGCGCCCACGACTCCCCATGCCCATCGCGGTCGGCTTGCGGCTGGTACTCGCTCAACTCGCGCCACATCTCCGCGAGCGGGTCGGCCCTGCGGCCATCGGCCCTCAGCGCCGCGTTGATCGCGCTTTTGAACGCCTCGTCCCGCTGCGCCGTGAGGGAAACCACCTCCGCCTCAAGCCACCGCAGCCGCTCAAGCGCCCGTTCGAGCGTCGGCAGCGCGGCGAGCATGATGAACTGGTTCATCTCGCGCTCGGTCAGCGGCGGGGGTTCGGTTGTGTCGGTTTTTTCAAGACCCTGCATGCGTCCCCTCCGTTCCCTGCGCCTCGCGGCGATTCGTGCGGGCCTTGAGCCAATGCAGCGCCTCCTCCAGTTTGGTGATCGCGAGAGCGTTCTCGCGGCACTTGAACTGGAGCGTCTGGTAGTACTCGATGCGCTGGATTGCGGCAGCGATGACGGTCTCGACGAACGCGCCGTTCGGCAAGACGCGCTCCTCGCCGCGACCGAGTGGCCCGTCCTGCCAGTTGATGTAAAGACCGATTCCCGTGACCGATCCGCCCGCCGGGCGACCGCTCTCGTTGGTGTGATTGAGGCAAGTGATGGTCTGATCCTGCATTCGTGTCTCCTTCGTTGGTTGGTTGGTCTCGGTCACTGTTCACACTCCCTCCCGCACCGTTCGCAGCGCGGCTTCAAGTTCTGTTCGGTCTGATCGTCGGCGAACGCGATCCACCCCGCGTGTAGGTTGCGGACGAGCGCGGCGCGTTGCCGCCACACCCATCCGATCTGCTGCTTCGTGGTCATGTCGTACAGCGGCCTCGGCCACCACCACGGGACATGGCCGACCCACCACGCGCGGCCATGCCTGAACGGCGACCACGGGAGGCACGGGAGCGGGCCTGATCGGAAGCGGGATTCGCTCATGCGCCCCCCCAGATCAGGTACGCGATCAGCGGTACGGAGAAGCAGACCACGGCCATAACCGTCAGCACCATCGCTGCCGCCGTGAGGCGCTTCACATCGGCTTGCAGGGCATCTCGGTCCTTGGTCACAAAGTCCAATTCGCCTCGAAGGCTCAATACCCGCGCATCCATATCAACGGAGCCGCACAGGTGTCGTTTGACCTCCATCATCGCGGCGCGGAAGTCGGCGTCCGACTCGACCTCGCGGCCCTTCCACAGGACGGTGCCGTCTGGCTTTATCTGAAGGATCACCTGATTGATGTCCGTCCCGTGGAACTTGATTGAATGCGCGCACGGGTCAACGCATCCGAAGGTGTGGCCGATGTCTTTCATCGCGTCCCCTCCTTCGCGCGGCGGATCTCTGCCACCGCACACGCCGCGTCCCGCGCAAACGAACGCGCCGCATACCCCGCAGCCCGCGCCGCAACCCATGTCGCAACCCGCGACGCAGCCAACGCCGCCGCCTCCGTGCGCTCGCTGCACATCCGCCGCCACGACTCCCCGTGTCCATCGCGGTCGGCTTGCTCGTGATACGCCTCCAACTCGCGCCACATCTCCGCGAGCGGGTCGTGCGCCTTGAGCGCGCACCGCAGCATCGACGCTATCTCCGTCGCGGCCTGTCTGGCCCTGTACTCGGCGTGACTGTTGCCAGCCTGCCATTCAGGAGTCACATCCTCTCGGGCAAAGCGCATCGCGGCGTAGACAATCGAGGCGACCTGTTCCTGCACCTGAGCATCGGTCTGCGGGTCGGCCTGAGCCTTCAGCGCGGCGACCTCGGCTGCGAGAGCGTCGCGCTCGGCGGTGCGCGTGGCGAGGTCGGCGCGGAGCCTCTCCACCTCCGCGTGGAAGGTCATGCTCTTCGACTTTTCTTCGCACCACAGCGCGCGCAGCTCGTTGATGTCGGGGTGCTCTTCGTCGTTCGTCTTCATGCTGTCGCTCCTTCCGGGCGCTTCTTGCGCCGCTTGTGCTCCGCGTGTGCGTAGGGCTGAATGACGCGCGTGTGCCATGTGTGCATCTCTACGATCCACTGGAGCGCGCGCCGCTCCTCGTCGCTCGTCGCCGTCGTGCGCGCGGCGATCATCGACAAGCCGTTCCGCACGACCTGCGAGTAGGTTGGGCGGTAGAGCCGCTTGCCAATCGGTTTGTTTCGGTAGTGGGTCATTGCGCACCTCCTTGGGTTCCTCCGCGCGGCGGGAGGGGCTTGCGCCCCTCCTCGCCTCACGGCGCGACGGGGGAAGGAGTGACCCCGCTCTCGCCATCCTGGCGCTGTCGCTGTCTCGCATCGTACCACGCGGCCATGCCGACGATCCACGCGTGCGCCTCCCATTCGGGGAGGCTGCGCGGCTCGACGCGGACGATGAGGCCGCGTAGGCCATCGCGGACGGTTGAGTCGAAGTAGGGCTTTCTCATCGGATGCTGATCCTCGTCCCGCGCTCCATGAGCGAGGCGAAGTCGAGCGCCTCGCCCGCCTCCAACCGCTTGCGGATTGCGTCCGTATTCGCCTTGGCCACGACTTCGGTCACCACAGCCCAAGCGGGGAGGTCTTCCACGCCCGCGCGGAGGTCGAGCTTCTGCGCGCCGCCGACCTTCGCGAGGCTGACGGTGTAGCGCGCGGTCTGCACCTTCCCCAGGCTCTTCGCCTCCCAGTGCCAGCGCAGACGCTCACGCAGCGCGGCGGCGGCGTTCTCGTCGACCTTGGCGCGCTCGGCGAGGCGCTTGGCCTCGGCCTTGCGCACCTCGGCGCGCGCCTCCATCTCGCTGATGAGTCGGCAGTAGGCATCGACCTTGTCGGCGAGCGCGGCCTCGTTCTCGGCGAACCACTGGTCAATGGTCGCTTCCGTCTCGGGGGTGATCTCGCCGCCCGCCGCCGCGAGGAGCGCGTCGAGCGACTCCATGTCTGCCGTGATGTCGAGCAGGGTCTGCTTCACTTCGCACCTTCCTTTGCGGCGATCGCCGCGTTGTGTCCGAACACATCGAAATCAAAGTCAATGAAGCCGTCGCGGTAGTCCTCGGGGAGCATCGCCTCGACCGTGCCGTCGTCGAAGATCCGAACGGGGCGAAGCCTGTAGTCCTCGATCTCGCGCTCCGTGCCCTCGAGCACGAACTCGAGAATCCACTTGCCCGACTTCTCGTCCCACTCGGCGCACGGCCAGCGGTCTGTCCAGTCCGCGCCCTCGAGGCTGTCGAGCGGCATTCCCTCGCACACTTGGTGCGCGCAGTCGTGCGACATGGGGAGGATGCCATCGGTGTACTGACGCTCGATCTGCTCACGCGCCTCGGTCAGGCCGTCGCGGATCTCGCTCCATCGCTCCGCCATGTGCGGGCGCGTGGTGACCTCGATGCGACCGTCGACGCGTTCGATCGCGGCGGTAATGGCCGCGTGCAGCTCGCCGAGCGCGGCGGGGATGCACGACAGTTCCATTGGTTCGCGGTGATTGCTGGTGCTGCTCACGGGTTCCTTCTTTCTGCGGCTTCGTGCCGCTGATGGATGTTACTCCGAGTTTCGGCGCAATGCGTGGCATTGCTGCAATATTTCTCGCATTTCCCGCAAATCGCATTTATCGGAGCCGACCCGCGCGGGAATCGCCTGTGAGCCGCCGCAGCGCCAGACCCTCCCGACACCCTGCCGCGCGGCGCGGACGGCTCAGGCGCGATCCTCGGCGGGTTTCTGCGGGCCTGACGGGCAAGCCGACCGCAGCACCTCGGGGATCGGGTCGCCGTCGAGGATCGCGCCGACGAGCCACACGGTCGCGAGCGACCATGTCGACGGGTCGCGCGACAGCGGCGCGCGGGTGCGGGCGAGTAGGCCGCTGATCTGCTCGATCTGCTCGGGCGCGAGGCGCTCGCACCGCGCGCGGGCGCGCCGCCACTCCTCGGCCAGCGCCGCCCGCTCGGCATCGCGGGCGGCGATCCGCTCGCGCTCCTCGATGGCCGTGCGCGACATCTCCGCGCGCTCGGGGGTCTCGCCGTACATCCGCATGAACTTCCCGGCGATGAACCGCCGCTTTGGCCCGCCGTCGAGCAGCGCGTAGCGGCTCAGAGCCAGGTCGGCGCGCTGGTGGTCGAGCTGCGCGGCCTCGCGGATCCAGAGACAAGCGATCTCCTCGTCCTCATGGCCAGCGCCGAAGAGCGCGGCCACGCGCAGCCGCAGTTTCGCGAGTTCGTCCTTTGTCATGTCGTGCTCCCTCAGCGGCGCTTCATGCGCCACCAACTGCGATACGCATCCGTATCGACTCCAAAAACAAACACACACGAAGTGTGTGTGTCTGGAGTCGCTGTGCGGTGTCACCGAATGGACACGCGTTCAGCGACATCACCACTTGTTGTGGTTGGGGGGTTTTAGGGGGGAAGGGCCACGCTTGTCAAGGGGGGAAAGCCGCCCGATTTCCAAAAATCGCGCAGATTCCCAAAACGGAAACGGGCGCGTCGACCGAAGCCGACGCGCCCGCAAAGAAGAAGTCCGTCACATGATCGCGGCGCGCAGGGCGATCACCAGTCGACTCGCGCGGTGGACGAGGACGAAGCGCACGCGGCGGTCGATCCCCTCCCACGCAAGCTCCTTGCGCCTGACCGTCTTCACGGTGCAGCCGAGCCGCCGAGCGAGAACATCGCGGCGCGGCGTGAGGTGGTCGGGCATGAGGTCGAGCACGATGCCGACCTCGACCATTCGACGCACCGCGACGGGCAGCGCGTCATCGTCGCGGATGATCCGCGCCACGGCGACGGACTCCTCGAGGGAGTTGGCGCGGAAGATCACTGGGTCTTCCTGCGCGATGCCGAGCCTGACGCGGAGCGCCTCGGCCCCTGGCTCAATGACTCGCTCCATTCAGCACCTCCAATGCGACTGACGGGCCGTACTCAGAGCAGATGTCAGCCGCATCCGTGCGGCCTCGGAGTCTCAGGATCTCCGCGATGGCATCGCGGATGATCGTCCTCTCGACGCGGCAGTCCTCGGCGGTCGACCTGATCCCCGCCGTCTGCGCGCCGAAGTCGCGCATCAGCCACTCGTCGTACAGCCGCTGTAACACATCGCGGCGCGCGTAGTCGCCGTTCGGCTTGCGCGGCTTCTGCGGGATTCCCTTGGGCTTAGGCATCGGCCACCCCCGTGATCACGCGCTTCCCCTCCGCTGTGAGCTTCCACCGCACCTCGATGGTCTGTCCAAATGCCGACTCGGCCTCGAGGCTGTGCATCAGGTCGCAATCGAGCACGGCGAACGGAGCGTCGCAACCGTCGACATCGACGCGGAAGATGGTCGTGCCGTTGGGGCGCTTCACCGCCGAGGCTTGCCACCCGCGCGCGACGAGGGTCAGCGTGCCGCCGCCATGCGGCTCTGGCGCGCGCTCGGCCTGTGGCACTGGCGACAGCAGCGCCTCCGTGTCCGCGCGGCGTTCCTCGCGGGTCGGCGCGGCGGGCGCGGGAAGCGCCTTGCGCGCCGGCGGCGGCGGTGCGTCCTCGACGATCTCCGTCTCGCCGTGCGCCTCGACATAGACAGGGGCCGCGCCGAGCGCGTCGGGGCAGTGCTGCTTGTAGCCCGCCGAGATGCACCGCGCGAAGAGCATGGCACGCGGGTACTTGCGCCAGTTGTCGCCGCCGAGGCCCGCGCGCTTCGCGTCCTCGAGCGTGAACGAGGTGTCGCCGATCGTCTCCCACTTCCCGCCGTCGCGCCCGAGGAACTGCACGCGACACTCGGTATCCGTGCAAGTCGCGCGGTAGTCGTACTTGCCGCTCCGCTTGATCGCCGCCGCCATCAGGTTCGCCGCGAGTACGGCCTTCCCCTTGATGATGTGCAGCCCGCTCATCGCGTCGTAGTCGGCAAGGCCCAGGCCGCGCCCGATGATGAGCTTGGCGCACGCCGCCGCCTCGCTCTGGATGTCTGGGAACATCCCCGAGGCGCGGAAGACCTTGGCGACCGTCATCGGGTCTAGCTGCGCGTTCTGCGCGGGTGTGTGAACGAGATCACTCATCGCGCGCCCCCTTCCCGAACAGGGTTGCGACGAGGACAGGGCCGAACACGACAGCGGCCACGACGAGTGGGGTGAGATCCCATTCAGGCATTGCAGACTCCTTCGTTGCTGCCACGACCTGTGGCAGCGGACATTTTGTCCGATGCAAGTATCGTCCGAATCGCGCCCGAGTCAACACACTTTCCGCGCAATCTCGCAAATCGACGCGATATCCTGCCCGTCATGCGCGAGCCTACCGTACACATCCCGACCAAGTTGAAGGCGCGGCGCGTCCGCGACCATGTCGCCACCACGCTCTCATACATCCAGCGCGTGAATATGCAGCGCGACGCACGGCGCGTCCGCGTGATCGATGAGGTTTCGTGGGAGTCGCACGACCTCTACACGCTGGCGCTCGACATCTGCGAGGACGCGGAACTGCGCTCGCTCGTCCTACAGGCTCGCGGCGCGATCCTGACGGCGCTCACGCGATGAGCGAGTCGGCGATATTCTCCGTGCCGAGGTAGTTCTGCGGAAGGCTCAAGCCCTTGCCGTACATGTCGAACAGCCGATCAAACGCGCGAACGAACGCGCCCTCGTCGTTGTTCGTGAAGGTGAAGCGCCCGTTGTCGTCCGCGCGCCAATCGGTCGACCCGGCAAGTAGCCCAACGGCCTGACCGCCCTGCGCGATCGGCACAAGCTCCGCGAGGATCACCTCGTCGATGTACGCCGCCGCCGTCGTGAGCGAGGTCGTGCTCTCGATGTGAAGGTAGGTTTCCTGCGGGATGTTGCGCGGCGACCTAATCGTGATGGAGGAAATCGTCCACGATGTCGAACCGCTCGTCAGCGTGAGACTGCTCGCGAACGCGCCCGAGTCGATGATGTTCCCCGACCCGTCCTTGACGCTGATTCGGATCACGCCAGTGCAGCCTGTGTCGATCTTGTACGCGACCGCGATCACATACGGCCTGTCTGGCGTGAGTCGCCCGAGCGTGCCGCCTGACGCGCCGAGCTGCTGTCGGATGTTGAACGCGCCGCTGCCCGCGTTCAGCTTGATCGACCGCGCGCCACGGTAGAAAGTGCCCGTCTCCGTCTGGAACTGCGTGCCCGCCGTGCCCGTGACGAGCGACCACTGGTCGGGGAGGTTGCTCGTCTGGTCTTCGAAATCCGAGTTCGTGAGTTGGTTCTCGTAGATGCCGCCAGCGTCGACTGCGGCGCTGACCGTAGCCACGCGCGTCATAGTGCCCGACCCCGCAGGGAAGCGGTAGTCGAGCGGCGCGTACGCGGGCTGACCGCGAATCTCGAACACCTCCGCGCCGCGCGAGATCGCGCCGTTCGCCGCGTCCTGCACGCACCGCGCCTCGAGCGTCTCCGTGCGCACATTCGGCCAGTCGTTGGTCGATCCGAGCAGGATGTTCGGCGCGTCGAAGTTGTAGACGAACTGACCGTTACCCACATTGCTTCCGCCGTAGGTCGCGCTCGACTTGGTGACGGTCGTGCCGTCGATCGTCTTCGAGTCCGCGTCCATCTGGCGAATGAGCCAGACGAGCGCGTCGGTGATCTGCCTCGACCGCATCGTGTTCGCCGCGCCCGAGGTGTTCGCCTCGGTGAAGCACATCTCGATGATCGTGCGCTCGGCGGCGGCGCGCACATCGTTGAGCACGCCGCCCGCCTCGGCGATGCGGCGCTCGATGTTGCCCGCAAGCACCTCGATCATGTACGCGTCGGTCGACGAGTACTCGAGCTGCACATTGGCGAGGAGCGTCTTCAGGTTCAGCTGGTGCGTGCGCACCGCGTCCATCATGAAGACGAGCGCGCCGAGCCGCGAGAAGAGTCCGTTCGAGCCGTCGTAGGTGAGCGCCATAGGTCAGTCCTCTGTGTGTGTATCGGGCATCGGGAGGAGCCTGTTCAGCGCGGCGCGTCTGCCCGCGCAGCCTCCGCAGTCGCCGAGAAGCTGCTTGAGCCGCAGCGCGGTCGTCGCAGCGTCGATCATGTCTCCGAGTCCGCGCATCGGCCCCGCGTAGCGGTCGCATGAGAAGCACACCCCAGGCGAAGGCGCGCCGCCGTGAAGGCCGAGCAGACACCGCCCTTCGTGTAGATAGTGGCACTCGGTCATGTGACGCTCGCCGACAAGGACACGGACGGCCACGGACGAAACCATTCGGAAGAAGGGCTTGTGGCCATGTAGCCCCACGAATCCCCCAGTGGGATCGGCCTCGCGCATCCGCGATAGGCGTTGCTGCTTGCCGAGTTGCCGTCGCCGTAGCTCAGTCCGTTCGGGCATCCGCTGCTCGGGTACTGCGCGATCGCGCCGACAGCCAAGCCTCCGACCTCAAGGCCGATCTCGTAGTGCCATGTGCCCGCGTTGAACCTGAACGGGCAGACCCAGTAGTAGGCGCGGTACAGTCCAAACACCAATTGAGCGCCGCCTCCATATTGCTGAAGGATCGCACCGTTGCTTGCCAGCACCCTGAAAATGAATCCATTTGAGTTTGTACCAACGACACGCCATCCACCAAATGGCCCCGTAGATTGCAAGGTGAACCTGTACCCGCAACGGCTCTGCGGCGCGTTCGACCTTTGCATCGTCCGCGTTGTCAAAAGCGAAGGAAAAATTTCAATCGCACCCGGGATTATCTGGGTTCCAGAAAAGTTCAGCCTTCCCGTCTGGAGATATGTCCCGTCGCCCATGTCCAACGCGTTGACCGACAGCGGCGCGAAGGATGCATACGCGCCGAGCACGCTTGTGAACGCGCAGCACTCGATCTCTGGCGGCGTGCAGCAGCACGCGATGACGGATTCCAGAGTCAACCCTCGACCCCGTACAGCGTTACCGTGATGCGGTCTGAGTTCGCGGCGCTGCACCAGATGCGGTCGCCGCTAGTCATGTAGATCGGCCCCTCGTAGCGCGTGGTCGTCTTCCCGTTCGTCGTCACATCGTAGAAGATGGCGTTTGCCGTGGTCGGCGCTTCGCCTGGGCGAGTGTGGTGCAGACGAAAGTCGGTGTTGTTCGATGTGATCGACGACACATAGAGCACCTCGACGACCGCGCTCGACTCGTTCGGGACTTCGTAGATCTGCTGAATGGCAGTCTTTGCGACCGTGCCCGACAGCTTGCGGCGCGGGAAAGACCGCCATGTGCGCGTGTTGTAGCCGCTTGGCAGCGTCGATGTCCGCGAGTCGATTCCGCCGCCGCCTGCGGAAGTCGCCGAAACGGAAGGCAGCGGAAGAGCCGCGTCGGAAAGGCTTGGTGATGTCTGACCGATTTCCATGTTCAGCTCCCGCAGTTGATGGCGTATCCGTTCGGCATCGAGAAGACGAGCGTGTTGCCGCCAGTGTCGGTGCAAAGCACGCGCGCGCCGACCTTGATGGGCTGACGGGTGAACCCCGTCACCGATGGCGGACGCGCCGTGCCGAGCCCGATGTTCGTCGCCGTGTCGATCACCGTCTCGGCTGCGTTCAGGGCGATGGTGACATCCTCGTCCTGCGCCGCGATGTCCGTCCACTGGTACAGGTTCGTCGCGGGGTCGAATGACACCTCGCTGCGAATCACATCGTACTTCCACGCGGGGCTTCCAGCCGGAAGCCCGGGTATCGGAGTCGACGCGGTGATCTTGAACACCCTGACGCGCGATCCTGCGGGGCGCACGATCGCCATGTACGCGCGCCCGTCGCTCTTGCGGGCCGGCAGCAAGAACACGATGTCTCCGACCTGATAGACGGAGTCGTCCACCGCCACCGCCTCGGTGGCGTACAGATCGGAGCCGACAGTCGACCTAAGCCCTCCGCTCATCGTCGGGAAACTCAGGTTGTTCGTGGCGGCTGCAACCTCAGTCCACGCATAGCGGTTGTTGATGCCGCGCACGCCAAGGCGCGCGACGATCATGTCCTTGAAGTCCGTCTCGCGCGGGTTGCGCGGCGCTGGCTGCGCGATCCCCTCGAGCGCCTCGATGCGGGAAAACATCTCGTTGAGTATGTCGAACGACAGCTCGCCGATTTGTCCCGCAGTGAATCGCTTGAATGGTGGGGGCATTTCAGTCAGCCAGAATGTAGTACTGGAGGTTCACCGCCGCCGTGTTTGCCCGCGCGGTCGGGGCAGTCGTGCCGAGCCGCATGATCGCGGCCTCGCCCACCTTGAGCCGCGCGAACGCGACAAAGGTCGTCGTGCCCGTTCCAAGGTCGACATAGTTCGTCGGCCCAAGGTTGCGGAAGTACGCGTACCCGGGCGTCGAGACATCGGTGACGCTCAAGGCTTCGCCGCTCGTACCGATGGCCTGAACGCCGCCCGTCGCGTTGCTTCCCGTCATGTCGACGCGGAATGTCCCGGGGTCTTCCCTGTGGTCGAGGAAGTCCTTCTGCACGCGGAGACGGAGGTTGATGGTGATTTCGCTCGACATCAGAAGTTCTCGCTGAGGTTGTTGAAGTTGGCAAGCGACTCGAACGGCTGAATCCATCGCACCCAGCCCGCATACGACCCGTTGGCCGTCACCTCGAGTTCGACGCGTCCCTGCGGATTCATGCGCGGGACTTGCTGCATGTGGTAGTAGCGGTCATAGAGGAATTCGTGACGGATGCTGTAGAGCGACACGGAAGTCCTGCTGCTCTGCGCACCGATGTACAGGAGCTTGCCAGTTTCCGCTCCGTAGAACGGTCGGTCGTTCCTTGCGCCGACCGCATCGAAGAAACGCTCTGCCCGCGTCTCCATCGAGGACGCGGAAACCGTCTCCTCGAGAACGAGCTTTGCGCGCTTCACCGCAACGCTGAGAGGATTGCCTCCCGCGTCGATCGACTTTCCGCCGATGTCCGCGTCGGTCGGTGCGCCGTCGAAGAGAAGAAGGCCAGGGGGCACGCGGTAGAACAGCGCGAACTCGGCGATCCAATCGACATGGACACCGAGGTATCCCTCCTCGCTTGGAAGCAGTCCGACGAACTCGCCAGACTGATAGCCCCATGTGACGCGCCAAGCGTTGTTCGACGCGGGAATCGGCTCGTAGCTGAGGGTCTGCGCAAAGACATTGTTTTCGCCCGGGAACGCATCGCCAGCCTGTGGCATTCCGTTCGCGCCGAGCTCGATCTGGATCGGCTCGGTGATCGCGGACGCGTCGTCCCAAACGACGAACACCCTTGTTCCTGTCAGCCTTCCGCCGTTGGTCGCAAGCGATCGCGAATCAAGTTGTTCGTGGACTTCCTGCGCCATTAGATGAACCCTCCAAGCGCGGCGGCTTTTGCGTTGATCTGCCTCACTTGGCTCAGAAGGTCTTTGTCGTTCTGCTTCTTCTCGTTGTCCGAGTACGCTGCGAACCTGAATTCTCCGATGGCAGTCGAGACAGAACCGACCGCGCCCCGCATCGTCTCGCGCTGCGACTCGACCTCTGCCAGTTCCTGCTTGAGGAGATCGAGCTGCTTCTCACGCCGAGCCTCGTCCTCGCGCGCCAGCTTCTCGGATTCAGCGCGGATTCGTTCCTCGTCGGCGCGAGCCTGTTTTTCCGCCGCATCGTCTATCGCCTTGATGCGCTCGGCTGCGGACTGCTGTATCAGCTTGCGCTCGGCCTGAAAGATTTCCGCAAGGAACTTCCTTTCGTTGTCGCGCGTCGCCGCGAGGCTTTCCTCCTTGAATTGCTTCTCGAGCGCGGCGAGCTTCTCCTGAGCCTCAAGGTCGATCGCGAGACGCTCGTCCCCCGCCTCGCGCGCCGCGTTGCGGCGCAGTTCGAACTCGGCGGCTACGAGGCGCTTGGCGCGGCCCTCCGCGACGGCAAGCGATTTCTGTGCCTCGGCCTCCATTGCGCGGGACGCTTCGCGCGCTGCCTCGGCGGTCGATGTGCCGATCGCATAGTCCATCCCCGCTTCGATGAGGCTTGCAAAAGCGCCGATGACAGGCACGGACTTGATCCCTGCGGCGACCGCGTCCGCAAAGTTCGCGCCGCGCGCGCCCTCCTCGATCGCGACCTTCATCGCCTGGGAGATTGCGCCGACCGCGATGGCTCCGCGTATCGAGTTCTGCAGCTGCTTGCCGTAGTCGGCCCCGAGTCCGCTGCCCTGCTTGTCGAACGAGTCCTTGAACGCCTTGCCCGCCTCGCCGCCCTTAGTCGCGGCGGTCGTCTTCACGGCGGTCATCGACTCGTTGAAGCGAGTCATGGTCGCCGCCACGGAGATATTGATCGCGCCCGCGTTCATCGTCCCTCCACATATCGTCTCATCCAATCGGGATCATCCGTGCGCTCGCCGCTGCCCTTCGCGGCCATGACGAGGTGCGCCTCGAACTCGCCGCAGACGAGGTCGAGCGGGTTGCCGAGTCCCGGGCACGCCCGCGCCACCAGATGCGCGTGCGCGAGCCAGTCGCGCGGCGGCTCTGGCGACAGCGGGCCTACGGATTTCCCGACGCGGCCCGCCGTTCGTGCTCCTCGAGGTCGATGCCGAGCGCGCCAAGCGCAAGCGCCGTGGCGACCTGTGGCTCGACGAGCGCGACGAGTTCGCCGCTCTCCTCGCACGCGCGGTCAAGGACGCGCAGCGCCCCCGAGAGCGAGAAGCACGACATGACCAGCGCGCTCGCGCGCCGCGCCTCGTCGCGGGCCGTGCGGGCCTCCGCGACCGCCTCCTTCGGGGTCATGCCCGCCGCGCGCGCGTCACGCGCCGCGTCCGCAGCCATCGCGTCCGCGAGGCTCTCGCCGAGCGCGATCCTCTCCCGAACCGTCAGCGGGCGCAGCGAGAACGCGCGCCCCTCCACTTCATGTGTCCATGCAGACAGCCTGATCATCGCATCCTCCTTCGCAAAAGCTCCGCGAACGCATCGTCAGGCGCGGCAACGCGCTTGTCTCCGACACGGCGGATGCTCCAACCGTCGATCCCCTTGAGGTCGACCCGCTCCGACATCACCGCGCATCGAACCGCGTGCTCCTCGCTGACAGTCCCTGGCGAGACGCGGCGCGTCCGCGCCGTGCCGTCGCGCAGTACGAGCGTGACGATCCAGTCGCTTTCGCTTGGGCCGAAGAGTCCGACCGCTTGGTGCATCAGACAAGCCAGGTGACAACGGGCGCAGCGCCGTCCGCGTTGCCGAAGTTCGCGGTGATCGTGACATCGCCCGTCTTGTCGGACGCGAAGGCGTAGTTGTTCAAGATGCAGTTCGCAGCGATTCGCGCGTCGGTTGTTGCCGTGCCGTCGAACAGGCCGAGCGTGATCAGCGTGGTTCCGGTCTGGTTGAACATCACGGCGACCGAGGTAGTGCCCGTGTCGTTCACTTCGAGCGACCCCGTCAGCGATCCCGTCAGGTCGAGCATTCCGAGGCGGCGGCGGCGACCCGTGTCGCCGAAGCCCGTCAGGTCGCTTTCGGTGCGCGCGAGCGTCGCCGCAAAGGTGCGAACCTTGATCTTGTTCGTGATGCCCGTGCCGAGCGAGACATCGCCGTCGTTTCCAATGATGTAGGTGGTTGGCATGGTCGATTCCTCAGATGTCCCAAGCGGTGAGCCTGTACCGTTCCGTCATCGTCCAAGCGTCGTCATCGAATGACGGCACGCCCCCCGCGACCTTGACGGCGGTCACGCGGTCGATGCCAGAACCCGACACCGCCGCGATCGGAGTCGACAGCGCCGTCTCGAGTTCCTGAGCGATCGTCCAGATCGCGGTGTTGCCCGCGTTCGTGTACACGATCAGGAAGTCGACATCGAGCGTGTACCGCTTCTGTCCGCCGAAGTGCGGCTCGACCGTCGCCGAGACTGACGAGTACACGACGAGCGGAGTCGGCGAGTTCGCGGGAGCCTCGTCGAGGTAGATGCGGGAGCCGCACGCCGTCAGGAGCGCGGTGCTCGCGTTGATACGCCCGCGCAGGGTGTCGAAGATGCCCTTCATGGCTTGTCGATCTCCTCCTGTGCGGCTGTCCCGATGATGCGCTCGGCGCGCTTTGATACGGCGTTGAAAACAGGCCGCACATACGGGCGCGGCCTGATGCGCCGCGTGCCGAACTCAAGGAAGCGCGCGTACTTCAGGTTCGAGCCGTAGGAGAACCCGACGCGGTCGCCCGTGTCCTCGACCTCGATCGCCGCGAGGGTCTGCGTCGTCTTGCTGCCCTTGCGCCCGAATGTTCGGTCGGCGTTGCCCGCCAGCGCCCACGACTGCCGCAATCGGCCCGTGTCGACGGCGGGAGGAGCGCCCGCCGCCGAGGCGACATGGATGCCCTGTGCGCGGAGGTTGCGCCCGTTCTTGCGTCCGCGCGCCACGCGGTAGCGGCGACCGCTGCCAGGGCGCGAAAGTTCCGACCGCAGCAGCCGCGAGATGACGAGCTGCACAGAAAGAAGCCCGTTCACGATCCCGCGCTTCACGCGTCTGCGGATCGACTCGTCGTCGATGTCGACCGTTACATCGCTCACGACAGCACCTCGACCGCTTCGACGGAGGTCATGCTGAGGTGCGGCGCGGCCTGAGTCAGCCCGAGTTCGCCGGGGTTCACCGACCCGATCACGCGGTAGTTCCGCGCCGTCGTCGCGAGGCTGTCGCGCACCTCGTCGTCGATGCGGATGTCGACCGCGCCCTCGAGGTAGATCGTGCAGGATGTGCGCCCGTCCATGCGGCCTTGCGCGACATCGCTGGACTGCGTGGTCGGCTGCACGAAACCCTTGACGCAGCACACCGCCGCGTAGGTGCGCGTGACCTCGCCATCGGACGCAACGCCCACCGTGGGCCTGTAGACCCACAGCTTGCGCCCGAACCGCGTGACGAGCGAGCCGATGCTCAACGAATCCTCCGATACGGGCCGAGAAGCCCGTCGATCTCGCGGCTCATGTCCTCGCCCGACTTGATCGAGTACGAGTAGCCGCCGAGCGACTCGCTGGCTACAGCCGAGTCGCGCGTCCTGTCGCGGAAAAAGTTGCCGCACATCGACAGCGTGGCGTGCACGACATCGGGCGGAAGCGTCGTGTAGCCGCCCTGATAGTCCACCATCACCGATTGCCAGCGGTCGAGGCTCTTTCCGTAGACGATGCCGCGCTCCTCGTCCAGCTGCCACTCGGAGACTGCCGAGTAACCAAGCATGACCGCGCCGCCGCCCTTGCAGTCTCGGCCCGCCGCGCGCGCGAGGTAGCGGCTCGGCGCGGACACGCCGACCGTCGCGGCAAAGCCCGCCGTGAGGTTCACCTGTGCCGCGAGAGCCGCCGTGGTCGGGTAGGTGTCGAGCGCAAGGTCGGTGGCCGTCGCCGTGCCGACGCTGTCCATGCGGCGAAGCGCGAGCTTGCCGTCGAACGCAGACACGGTCGCGGCGATGTCCGAGGCCGTCGTGCTCGTCACTGTCAGGAAAACATCCGTCGAAGTTCCGACGAAGTTGACCGCCGAGACGGGCTGATGACGCAGGACGAGCCGCTCCCCGCCGCCCTCCTTGACCTCGTAGTGGCGCTGCGAGACGAACACCCGACCGCAGTAGCGGTCGACCCACGCCGACGCGCGGTCGAGGCACGCGTCAAGGATCGTGTCGTAGTCCTGCGTGGTGAGGCCAAGGAACTCCTTGGCCTCTGCGAGCGTGGCGTGTGCGAGTGCTGAAGACATCAGGCTTTCCTCTGCCTTCTCTTCGGCACGGCGGCGAGTTGGGCCGCGTCCTCGAACAGCGGCGCGGGCTTCACCAGCCGCTCCGCGCTTCCGCTTGCGACGAGCTTCTCGGCGATGCGCTCGTCAACCTCCACGATGCACCCTGGCCTCAGATCACGCCGCCCGTGCAGCGCCTCCCAGACGGCGCAGTTGCGGCGGATGACTAGTAGGTCGCGCATTCGCTGGGCCTCCCCTCGTCCGTGTGCTTGGTGCTGTACTGGTGGATCGCCTTCAGGTCTTCGCCCGG